GCCTGGTGAAGACTCTCCAGAACCCAAGATATAAGGCCCGAGAATATCGCGCCATTGAATCCTGGGCAGAAAGGAAAGACCTCTGGGACAAGTGGCGCGGAATCTACTGCAACCTGGATGACGATGGCCGTCTGGAGAACGCCAGAAAGTTCTATCTGGAGAATGAGGATGAAATGCTCAGGGGCACTGAAGTCCTATGGCCAGAGAAAGAGCCTTACTATGCCCTCCAGGAAGAAATCATTGAAACTGGCATCCGGTCATTCATGAAGGAAAAGCAAAACTCTCCCATGAGCGACGAGGAAAAGGTTTTCTCGCCTGAATCAATCTGGTGGTACAGGGAAGAGAAAGATGGCCTCTTCATCGAGCGCACCAACACTCTGATCCCCTGGAATATGCTAACCGCCTATGGGGCCATTGATCCGTCCACCGGACAGAAGAAGGTGACAGTCAACCGCAAGCCGGACTTCACCGCGATCCTTTCAGGGTATTCAGATCAAAGAAATCGGGTTTTTGTCCACGATGCCTACCTCAAGCGGGTTGCCCCAAGCGTCTTCATCAAGCAGATTTTCGAGAACCATGCCCGATTCAATTACTACAAGTTTGGGGTTGAAACTAACCTGTTCCGCGAATTGCTCCTCGATAACATTCTTAAAGAGCGCAGGCGTATCGAGCAGGAGGAAAAGCGACAGATCAACGTGAAGTTCTATGAGATTTACCTGACTGAGAACAAGGAAAAGCGAATTTACTCTATCGAGCCCAAAGTTTTCCATGGCATAATCTTATTCAACAGAGCGTTAAGCCAGGAGTTCATGAACCAGCTCTATGACTTCCCCAAGGGCACCCACGATGACGGCCCTGATTGTGCTGAAATGCTTTATGGCCTGGTAAATAACAAGTACAAGGTAGGCGTACTGTGAACGATGAGCGCGTCCCAAGATTCAAGATGGTCAACGGCCAGATCAAGTCTTGGTACGTCAATCGGTACACGCCCACGAACAAGATTCCAGACTTCAAAAATCCCACGGCCAGAAAGATAATTGATGCCGAGCTGGGTTCGATGGCTTACGAGGTTAAGCAAGCCGAGCGCACCAAGTCTATTCTCACCGAGGATGAATATGGCCGTTTCAATGGTCGCGTAGCCGGATCAAGCACGTTTCCAAAATTCATGCGTGAGTCCGGCATTTCATCCAGGAACGATTTTATCAAGGTGATGGAGTCCAGGAAGGGCATCAGGTTCAAACGCCTGGAGAGCAAAGCTATTGATCGCCTAAGCAAGGGCTTTATGGACGCGAACAATTACTCGCCACCTGATGAGAAGTTCCTGGTGGCATCAAAGCAAGTTTACGACCGGAAGGACGTTATCTTCCGGCGAGTCCGTGGTCGCCTCATTCCTATGAAGGTTCCAAAAGAGCGACGGGCAGACCTTATGGAGGAGGCACCATTTTGAACGCTGAATTTCAACGCACCAAGAACATTAAATTCTGCGCCTACTTGCGCCTACTAGAAATCTCGCCATGCGAAGTGGTCAAGATTGATCGCGGTCGCGCTGAATACGTTTACAAGATGGCGTCAGGCGATTGGCACAAGTACCAGGTGCAGTTCAATCAATCCAAGTTCATTGAATATGCCCAGCACCTTGAGGGGATAAAGGATATGGCATACTGATGAGCAAGAAACTCATTTTTAAGCGTATTCGGGGGCGCATCGTTCCCATTCTTAAGAGTGGAAATGTTGATCGTCCAGTGACAGGCATCAAAGATGCCTCAGAAGTTATGGCCAATGTTGAATCAATCAGAAAAAAAAGAGAGCTTATGCGGGCCGGAGACTACTCTCGGATTGATCGCAAAAGGGGATACCTTGTTGATGGGCATGAATTCGGGTCGTGGTATGCCTCAAGAAGCATCAAGGATGCTCTTAAAAAGCTGAAGAAATCATGAGCGTAAAGCTGAGATTCATAAATCTTTTCAAAACAAAGTCCGGCGGATTGGGCTTCGTTAGGGCTAAGACTTTCACGGATAATAAAGGGGCCAAGCTCATCCAGCTTAATGCCTCAATTAAGGGAAAGTCGGTTGGTGAGTCTGAGGTTTATATTGGTCCAAAGCGAAAGTCCATGGCTGTTATTCTTGAGTCTTTTGTGGATGAGGGTCATAGAAGAGTTGGTGTATCGAGTGGGCTATTTAAAGCATCTCTTATTAAATCAAAAGAGCATGGCGCTGGGATTATTAGTGCTGATGGTGGAATAATCCATCCTGCCCAAGCAATAATTAGATCAAAGTACAAAACAAAATTCTTTTCAAAAAGCAAGGAAAGCGAAGCTCCATCATCTTGGCGCAATATTTCTAGTAAAAAGGCTATACAGACTCTTGGGGATAAAAGCAAGGATAGGGACATGGTAAGAGCCTTTACCAAAATCCCAGACGACATTGAGGGCGCACTAGGCAAAGCCGTAAGTGGCGCAAAGATCAAGTTCGTCCGAATCAGGGGTCGCATAGTTCCGATTAGGCAGAAAACATAAGACTTTCAAATGCAACAAAAAAGCGTAAAATTCCTATAAGGGACAAATAATATGAACGGCAATGGCAAAGAATATGTTCGGTCTGACGGCTCAAGATTTTTTGGGATGAGCCGATCACAGAAGAGAAGCGAAAATATTCTTGGGGTCATCCAGGGTGGTCAGTCCAAGTACAAGAACCGCTCCCCCAGGCTTGACCAGGTTCATAAGTATATTCACTCGACGCAGTACGATCACCTTCCAGAGTGGTCAGAGTCTTGCGACGTTGGTGAGTCTTTTCGTCCTGTCCTCAAACGCAAGCCGTCCATCATCTTTCCTTTTGCTAAAGTTTTCCAGGATCGCGTCGCCACCAAGCTTTCTGGGAAATCAAGCTTCCCAAAATTTCAAATTGCCGAAGACCAAGAGACAGAGTTCTTTCTGGACATTGTCACTCGGTCGGTCAGTTTTTCTTCCAAAATGCTGGAGGTGGCTAAGGACTTAGTTTCTTATACTTCAGCGTTTTGCCGCATCAAAATGGTGGACGGCATTTTACGCCTTGAGGACTACAATTCAAACTATTGTTATCCTGAATTTGATGGCGCTGGAAACCTCGAATCCCTTGAGATTAAGTACGTCTACGAAACCGACGAGCTGGACCCAGCAACAGGCAAGATGATCTGCCGATGGTACAGGCTTGAGCTTGGCAAGCAATCGGACATTCTTTACGACAATCCAGAATATAAGGCCGACGCCGATCCGGTTTTCACTCCCGTCGAAACAGTCGAGCACAACCTTGGATTCGTCCAGGGCGAGTGGTTCAAGTGGGGCGACGATCTTCACTCTCCAGACGGCAACGATGAGCCCGTGGTATGCCAGATCAGCGGATTCATCGACGCGATCAATTACAACCTATCCCAGCAAGCCCACGCCGCCGGATACGGCATGGAGCCACAGCTCACGATTACCGGAATGACCGAGGACGAAATGGAGGACTTTATCAAGTCCAGCTCTCGCGCCTGGGTCATGGGTCGTGAGGGCAAAGCCGAGTTCCTGGAGGTCGCCGGATCAGGAATTGAGCGCGGAAAGGTCGTTTCTGATGATCTTCTCAAGTTCGCCCAACACGCAGCCAGAATCGTCTTCCTGGACCCTGAGAAGATGGTCGCTGGCGCTCAGTCCGGTAAGGCCATGGAGGTTATGCACCAGCCGATGATCGAGCTTATCAATGAGCTGCGCCCATGGATGGAAAAGGGCATGATTTCATTGTTGCAAAAGATGGTGATGATTATCGTCAGCTATCAGATGCAGGGCTATGAGACAATGTACCAGACGCCCCAGGGGTGGATGCCCAAGAACCTGGACATTACCGCGCAATGGCCACCAGTCTTTGAAATGACAATCCAGGATATGCAGCAGACCCTCATGCTTGCCGTCCAGGCATCGAACGCCAATATCATTTCTCGCTACTCTGCGCTAAAATGGCTAGGAAGCCGTGGCCTGGACTTCGGGGTGGAAGACCTCGAAGCCGAGCAGCAGCTAATCAATACCCAGCAGCGATTTAGCACATTCTTTTAAGGGGACAGCATGAAGGGCCTTAAAAACCTATTGAAGTTCACCGCCCTGGGGGCCGCGGCCGGATCGGTTGCGGCATCAGGATCGGCTCAGGCAGGCATGAGAAAGCCAGCCGCCCGTGAGGGTATGGTGACTGGCGCAGTCGTCGGTGCAGCCGCAGCAGTAATTCCAAAAATCGTTTTCCGCAAGATTCGCGGAAAGATCATTCCAATCAGGAGCAAATGAATGTTTTACAAAGAGAAGGGCAAGGTTAAGGTCAAGCCAAAGAAGAAGAAAGGCAAAAAGTGAGTGACGTTAAGTTCATTCGCAAGAATGGACGGATCATTCCCATTCGCCAAAAGCAGAGGG